CTTGACGATAGCGAATGGCAACGATTCGAGCATGACACGTTGGACGAACCGGATGAGTTCGGACTAACTCCGCGAGATTGGATCACGTCTGATCCTTTCTCACTAGCAGAGTTTGTAGCCGATCTCGAGGCCGCAAAAGCGACCATCCGGCCGAACAACGCCATCTGTCGAGAGTTCCTCTCAGAACATGGCGTAAATGCTCTCGCCCCTCCTCTCAGTCCGGCGGTCATCCCCGAGATGGGAGATAAGCTAAGAGTAGCCAGTACTCACGGAATCCGTGAGGTTTGGCTCTCTCGGCGTCTCAACCAACTCTGGATGCCGTTCCTGAAGGGAAGAAGGGGTCTTCGAGCAACACGTCACACTCTGAGAGGCGAGCACGTGCGATTATGGCGGCCGAAGAGCCGTACACCGGCGCAGGTCTCAACCGAGCACGTCCAGCTTTACTCTGCGGACCTCTCGGCTGCGACAGACTACATTTCCCACGAGGTAGCGACCCGGATTGGACACCTACTAAACTCTAAACGAGGACTGACAAGTCAGACCTGGTCGAGTGTTGTAGACGTCCTCCTTGGGCCTCATACCATCGCAGGAAAGGAGTTTGCCAACAGCCTGAGGGAACTTGAGAGTGAAGACCTTAACCTAGTTGATGCCTATCGTCAAACAGTAGAAAATCTACCGAAGACGGTCACGGGCATCCACATGGGCTTAGGGCCTTCCTGGATCGTGCTCAGTGTGTTGAACTACGCAGCTGCACTAATCGCTTCTCGGAGCTCATCCACGTTCGCCATCTGTGGCGACGATTTAATCGGTCTCTGGACTCCACAGGAAGTCCTACGATATGAATCGACGCTAGAGGCATTAGGTCTGGTGGTGAATAAGGCGAAGTCCTTCTACGGACCACGCGGTGTGTTCTGCGAACAACTCGTAGAGTTGCACACACCTCGCCTTGCGCTATCGCGACCTGTCGTGGGACCCGCTGAATGCTCGGGCGCAAAGTTCGTGGCAAAGAAGTCAAATGACATCTATGCCGTAACCGAAACTCTGGCCTCCGCAACCCAGCGAGAACCTAAACAGGCACGATGGCTTCGCCGCCAAGCTCACCGGCGTATCCGGCCGACGAATCGACCGGGTCCTGTTTGCTTGGCTGGTAGTGGAGTGGGGGCCCCGGACGAATCCCAGTTAGCTCACTGGCTGAATCGTGGCAAAGTCGCTACGAAGCGATCTCCTGAACAGGCTTGGGCCCAAGCCCTTAACGCCGCTCGTGTTAAACAACACTCGCGGGTTAAGGGAAAGGCTTACGTCCGTTACGAAGATGCTCGAAACGACTTGCTTCGGATCACAGACCAGGAAGCTCACTGGCGCCGGGCGGTTGTCTCTCTCCTAGGGGGAGAGCCAACCCTACCTCCACCACGACCAGGCAGACCTATGAACGTGAAGAAGTTCCGCCGCGCCGTAACACATGATCGTCCAGACCGAGACGACCTCTTCTTGGGCTTACTCAAGAGCGATAAAATCACTCGAGGTGCCAAGCAGAGAGCGAAGCCTCTGATCTGGAAAGTGCTACGACGCGACCGATTCACGCGCGCGGATCGGCGAAGACTTTGGTCAATCATTCAAGCCAACCAAGCCCAATGGTGGGTACCACTGGATTGCTTGGAGGAGATTGTCCTAGAGGTCAACGCCATTGGGGGGAGTTCCCACACTCCCCGGGCTGGTTACCCAGCCCAAACCTGCACCACTTAACGTGGG